CTTCTCAAAATCTATGACAAGAATAACCCCAAGATCATCAAGGGTAAGGCTGTTAAGATTACAGACGAGCGCGCCTTTAAGAACGGGATTCGCGGCTTCAAGAATGGTGAGCCGTTCATCATCGATACTGCGCCTAACGAAGAGGGCCAAGCGGTCCGCCGGGCGTTCACTAACCTCGATCCTGTACAGCTCGGCACATGGACCAACAGATTCCTCACTGTGATGGGCGTCATGCGCGGCCTGCACACTCGCTTCAACCCAGCCTTCTGGCCTCGTGAGTTCCTGAGAAGCATCTCTGACGCGGCTGGCAATGTGTACACGGAGAAGGGTCGCAAGCGTAGCGCAGCCTATGGCAAGAACGCAGCGATGAAGACGTGGATGTATTCATGGGATCCAGCAACGATGGCTGGCGTCTTTTCGTACCTGATAAACAAAGAGCCGGGCAACGAGCGCATCGCTCATGTCAAGGCTTTGACGGAAGAGATGATTGCCAACGGCGGCGCTGCAGGCCAAGAGTTTGCTGAGCGCGCTGAGCGTGTCGCCAAGCGCATGGAGGAAGAGCTAAACCGCCTGACTGCGACGGGCATGAAGGCAGGATACTTTGAAACCAAGGCGGGCTTTGCCAAGCTCATCAAGGTTGTCGATGGCATCAATGACTTCGTGGACTTCGTGCCTCGCGTTGCTGCTTATCGTGCACTCACTGAGGCTAAGGTTCTTCCCAAAGATGCTGGGCAGATAGCATTGCGCAGTACCCTTGATATGACCAAGCGTGGCCGCTTCGGTCGTGTGATCGATGGTATCTTCTGGTGGGCAACGCCATCAATAACCAACCTAACTAAGAAGGTGACGGGCCTAGATAGCTCCACTTATCGCAAGCTGGTCCTTGCTCAGCTGTCTGTTGGCTTTGCTCTTGGAATGCTGAACATCATGAACGCTCCTGATAGCGATGATGATGGTGAGGACGATTACAGCCAACTCCCTGAATGGCGGAAACTTGCGTTCCTGCATGTCTATTACAGCCCTGATAAAGAACCGTTCACAGCGCCTGTTGGGTTCCTCTTCCTTTTTGAGCGCTACGTCGGTGGCAAGATGGCTGAGGTTCTCGCGGGTAAAATCTCTGACGGCAAGGCTGCAGTGGACATCCTGACAGCATCTCAAGATATTGGGGCTGCGTTCCTAGCCTCGCTTTCGCCTGTGGTCCGCAGCACTGAGGCACGAACTCTGATCCCAAGCAGCATCGCTCCAATTTGGGACCTCAACCTCAACGAGAGCTTCTTTAAGTCGCCAATCTATAACGAGCCGTTTGATGACAGCGAGGCGCAAGCATCTCGTGTTAAGCGTAATACGCCTGAGGTATATAAAATAATTGCTGAGGGCCTTCAGGAAGCGACTGGTGGATACGGCAGAATACCGGGCGACATCGATGTTTCCCCCGATCAGCTCAAATACTTTGTTGATCAGTATTCCGGCGGGATTGGTCGCCTTGTTTCGGGTGCTGCTGAAGGCGACATCGAGGCACTCAAGAAGCTGAACCCGTTCTACTTTGATCCGAAGCTGGTGCAGTATTCTCCGATGGGCAGATTCTTTGAGCGCGATCCGGAAATGAAGAGGGCTATCGCAGCCGACAAGCTGGCTGACGAAGGCGACAGTTCAGAGCGTGATTTCTTAGAAAACACGAATCCTGTTTCGGTAGATTCTAACGTGATTAGCGCTTTCAAGGATGCCCAAAAAGAACTGAAGGATCTGCGCAAGGACGCTAATGACATGGATCCAGATGAGTATCGGGCTGAGCAGCTGCGTATTATGTCAGACTTCAACCGAACGTACAACGATGTGCGTAAAGGAAACTATTCCTATACGCCGAGCGCGGATGACGAGGAAGATACCTTCATCACCGAAGAGGAAGAGGAAGGCGGCGAATAAGCCACCCTCCCCTGAATAATTAAAACGGAACGTCATCCCCGTCGAGGTCACGCGATGCAGGCTGATAGGCGTTCGCCTTAGCTGCTGAGTGCGCCTGCTGGCCACCTTCCTGCTTTGGTTCATAGAGCGATACGATGATGCTCTCGCGGCCTTCGTTACCGCCAACGCCAGCTGGGTTGAACGTGCGGTCGAGCAGGATGTAGGGGCCCTTGTCGCCTTCCATCATGACGCCGACGTTCTTAAACCGGCCCTTGGTCTGGCCTTGGCCGTCTGTGTATTCGCCAACCTTGACGACGAGATCATACTTCTTACCCATTTACTTTCTCCTTATTGAAACAGTTTCATTAACTTGGTGGTGTTGCGTGGGGCCATCAGCTCTGCATCTTCAAGCATTGCTTCGTGCAATTTGCGCCATGCTTCGCGCTCTTCAGGGGACAGCTTTGCAACAATCTCGCACGCATAGATTGCCCATTCATCCCAATCGTCCTCACCTTCATCGTCTTTATTTGGAAACAATTCCTCCAGATCAAAGTATGGAGGTGCCTTCGACGCAGGCGCAGGCGCAGGCGCAGGCACAGCCTTGGCGACAATCTTTTCCTCAAGGGTCTGCACCTGAGCTTCTGCCACAGGAACGTCGTCGAAGTCGGTGATGTCCATTTCGTTGCCGCTATAGTCATCGGCATCGATGATACCTTCCGCCTGATTGTCAGCCATCACTGCACGCTGTGCCTCAGTGGACAGCGGCATATACTTGCTGGCCCGACGCACCACAGTCTTGCGCCACATCTCAGCCTCATCAGTCTTCCAAGGGCCGACGATGTTTCCGTCCTTGGTCTTGGATGATGAGCGGTCACGGATTGCAAGGATCTCTTCCTTGCTCATGATCTCGAACTGTGACTCGCCGTTCTTCAGCTTCCACACGCAGTATGCGCCAATCTTATCGCCGCGATCCGACAGGCCGTGCTTGTGGATGATGCGGGGATCGATGCCCTGCTCGACCTCGAACACGTCATTGGCATATACCAGACGGCTCTCGATCTTCAGAACCTCACCCGACTGCAGGGCCAGCTTCATCAATCCCTTGTAGCGTGGGCGGAATTGGGCGACGTTGCGCTTCAGACGGCCATCCCATACCTTGAGGATGTCAGCTTCACCCATGCTCTTATTGAGCGACAGGCCCAGCTCTGCGGCGCTCAGACACGCCTTCAGCAGCGATGCGCGGTCACAGTCCAGCAGATCCATGTTGTCAGCGACAGCTGCAACCACGATAGCTTGGAACTTATCGACCGTCATGGTCTGCGGGAGAAGACTGCGGAGATGCCCTTCGCGCATCGCCAGCTCCTGCTTAAACCGATCCATCGGCTTGGCTGGAACCATCTCGTTACTTGTTGCCATTCTTCAATTCCTCTTCCAAATCTTCAATCATCAACTCGATAGCACGCTCAACAGTAGCTCGAAGCGTGGGCTTCAGCGGGTGTTGGGCTGCAACTGTGCGCAGCTTTGCCAGCAGATCCCTATCGATCCGCATCATAACAGTATCCTTCATCATGTAATCCTTACTGTAGTGTAGCCAGAGCGTTTGCCGGTTATAGTGCCGACCATATCAGCCGTGATTTCCTTGCCGGGATTATCCGCAACCACACTGATAGACATCTTATGTTCGCCGCACTTGACCGAAGCCTTGTCCTGCGATGTGTTCATGAGCTCCAGCTTCGCACGGGCCTTCATCAGAATCATTGCTTTGGCTTCATCGGCACGAGCTGCAGCATTCTTCTCGTCTTCCTTTGCGGTCTTATAGTCCGAGAAGAGCAGCGCGTCTGCGTCATCGAGCACCACATCGCTTTTGGGCAGTGTCCCCATGAGCTTCGTGATAGCGCCAACGTCCGTCGTATAATCAGGCTCAGGCTCCTTGCCATCGGCAATCGACTGCCAGAACGCGGTGATCTCATGCTTGATAGCGTCAATGATGTTATCGTTACGCGGGATCTTCATGCGGCGCGGCTCGTCATCGATCAGGGCAACAAGCCATGCGTGATCCGAAGTCGTGCAAGCCAGCTGGTGCTGCACCTGAAGCAGATAGTTCTCAGGCGCTTCGTCGATCTCTTCGCCATTGTAGTGCCAGCCATAGCCACGCGCAGACCATTTGATCTCCACAGGCGCACCACCCATCGTGATGTAATCGAACGACGCCCCCATGCCGGGGCAGTCATCGACCGTGTAATAGTCACTGACCTTCCCAAGATCCATTGACCAACGGTGAGAAGCCCAGTTTGCAATGCCGCTCTCAAGGAATGTCCCAGCTTGCACAGCCTTATTGCCAGAGATGTCCTCCGGCGGCAACTTGCCAGCCTTCTCCATCCACAGTTGCCAGCGGCTCGAATAGGGCGATAGCCCAAACAACGCAGCAACATCGCTCCCACCAACGTGCTGGGAACGCAACTCGTGCCAGTGCTTCTGGTCACGTACTTGTATAATAGCCATTTTTATTCTCCGGTTGTGGCCGTATCTAGTCGGCCTACACATGGCATACAGTTGTCTACACAGTGATGTCAAGTCCCTTGTAAACATCTTCAACAGATCGGGCCAAAATATATATGCCGCCGCGCTTTTCCCACGCATTCTGCCATGCCACCTGAGCCAGCCGCTGCTTGCCCTTGTCGGTCTTCACCTCGATAGCGAACGCTCGGCCCGGCGATATAACCCCAAGCAGATCGGGCGTCCCCTCAGGTGCAGACTGGATGACACGCGGGCCACCATCTATCGGGCGGAACTTGCCCACGTTAATTCGGAACATCATGATGTCCTGCCTCTGGCCCAGAGCGAGGCGGATGTCCTGCTGGATTGCGGCCTCTGATCTCACTGCAGGGTTTCCGGTTTCTCATCGTCATTCAGCTGCTCCAGCGCAGCCT